GCTCTTGATAATCTGTAGATAACAAGAGAGTCCTCAATCATTCTCAACTGGTTGAGACCCTTGATTGCCTTATGTAAATATGATAATGTTAGTTTTCTATTTCTATCTACTAGACCTGAGTGTACATATGTAATTGAATCCTTAGCAATCCTTATACCTTTACCTGCTACAGAACCAAACTTCTGTGCCATACCTTGTGGGTAATAAGTATAGAATTCAGTTACCTTGCTATCTTTTTGAATAGTTTGTTCACCTGAGTATGGTAGAACAGGTATACCTTCTGCTCCTCTAGCACCCTTCTCATTCTTTGCTTGGATCCTCATCAACTTGATCTTGAGAGCATCAATATATCTTAATTCTTGAATACCTTCTTCAGGTTTCTTTACGTCAATTACTTTATGGTAATGAAGTCTACCATCAACATACCAGTTTCTAAAAATCTCGTGTGACTTTTTATCAAACTGAAGTAAGTCCTTTATATACTTGAACTCATCTCTTACTACACGTTTGAGTGTATCACTTACGTTTAGATTATCTAAATCTATCTCTACGGGTGAATCGTTTTGATCCGAAACGATTGCCTCATTGACCACATGCTCAACAGCAGTATCGCACTCAGGGTGCAATGCCATGTCACGGTATCTCTTTATAACATCAAACTCAGTACGAAAGACACCTTCGATGTCAACGTACTGACCATAGAATCCAGAAGACAGAAAATAATCAGCCCCGTCCTCATTATTCTGAGGAACTGGGCTGACTATGCTTTTGGATTTTTTGGATTCATCTTCAATTGAGAAACCAAAAAGCTTGGCCATAATATTGTTTTCCTTGTTTTACCTATTTATTATACTATAGAATCGCTGTTATTGCCATCGTATGCTTCCCACCACTGAACCTGAAGTGTTACTTGGAACTCCTCGATTGCGTCTTGGGTATCATATGATAATTCAATAGCACTTACTGAACTAGGCCAGCAACCTTTCATGTTGTACCTACGAAGTACAGGAAGTTGTGCACCACTCTGATCACCACGGGTGTTCAGGTCTGTTTGAGCACGACCTAACTGGTTGACTCGCCAATCAGCGAAGTAGTCTGAAGGAGTGATTGTACCAGATCCATCAGATACTTTGACGATATAGTTAGCCCAACGTTCAAATGCTTGACGTAGTTTGAAGTCACCATCGTTTACAACAGTGATTGTCCAAGGATCGAATCTACGATCACCAGCAACCTTAAGTTGTCTTCCTCTGAAAGGAACGATAACTTCAGCGATGTTGGAAGCAGGTAATTGTGCTCCCTTGATCATCATTCTGTGAGTAGTATTTTCTATCTCATCATCGAAAATACCGACACCTGAAGGGAAGTCCATCTCAACCTCAAAGAGGTTAGGACGAGCACCACCACTTACAAGTCTTGCTTTGAAAGAATCTATACTTCTTTCATTATTTGGAACTGAGAAAATGTTCTTGTCTAATGCCATAATTGTGGGGGTCTCCTATTACACAGTTCCTACAACTTCACTGAAGGATACTCCAGTGCGTGTAGCTACGAAAGTCAGTCCGATGAAGTTGATCGAACGTGCTGGTTTGACATAGATGTCAGCGAGGAATTCATTCCTGTCAATAACATCAGGAGTGTTATTAGTGTCATCACAAATAAGTAGGAAGTCCTGTATTCCTCTCTTCGCTTGAACATCCCTTAGGAATGGTTCAACGATATTTACGAAGTTGGAACGAGTTCCAGCATCGTTAAGTTCAAAGAGTACTGACTTAGCAGCGTTCTCGATTGCTTGTTCAATTGTAATGAACAATCTTCTTACGTTGATTCTATCAAATGCAGATTCGTAAGAAAGTGCAGTCTTATCCCCAAATAGGATAATACCGTCACCAGGTTTGGATGTGATTGGGTTGACTCTATTTGAATAGAGTTGATCCCTTGCATCTGCACCAGGATTGAATGCTAGTTTGATAGCGAAGTTTAATCCACCTCTTTGAAGTCCAGCAGGTGAGAACCAAGGGAAGAAGTCCCTGTCTGTTCTTACCATACAACCTGCTATATCAGCAGAAGCTGGCATCCAAACAAACTTCTTATTGAATCTATCATACATGTACTGGTATCCAGAATCGAACACAGCGTATGATGATGAAGTTAGTGGTGCAAAGAATCCAAGTACATTCTTCAGTTGATCTGCAGAACTTGCTACGTTTACAACTGATGCTCTGTTAGGAGATATAACTGCAACCGTATCCTTTCTACCTTCTGCTAATTGTATTAGTTTATTTGCCTTTGCTTGCTCTTCTTCTTTAGTAAGTGAAGCACCACCTTGAAGTAAGAATCTAATGTCACTGTCTACTGGATCAGCAAACTTATCATAGGAGGTAAGGATATCTCCTAATGGAGCATTGTAAAGTCCTACACCTGTGTAATCAAGACCACCAGTTAGATCGTACTTGACATTACCAATAGAAGTGAACTTGATGTTCTTTGCTTCTTGACCCCATGAACCAGCAGCATTTGTTACCCCAGTGAAACCTGAACTAAATCCAGATTTTATTGGAGCTGTACTCCATGTAGTATTGGTTCCGTAAGTTAGTTGATGACCTGCAAAGATATACTTTGAGTTATCAGCAATGTAATCTTTCCAGTAAATCTTAGCATTACCTGCAGTTGTAGCATCAGATGCTTTAGATAAGTTCGGGAACTTCTCTAGAACTGATCCTACATCACCTGTTACTCCACCACCTGCATCTATAACAACAACGTGAAGAGCATCGTTTGAACCATCTCTTCTAGTAACGAAGTTATTTGTTCTTGGTCTGTTTAGTACCGACTTCCAAGAAAGTGTAGTAAAGTCTGATCCACCATCAGCAACACTCGTTAGAATGTTTTGTTGATTGTACCAATCTACAGATGTGGAGGTTGATCCAAATGCAGTAGTATTTCCACTGCCATTGACAATGTTTATTCTTGTATCGGTCTTGAACTCAAACTGTGAGTTCTGTTGATAATCTACTAATGTTTCTGTACCACCTATAACAGTACTTACAACTCTAACATCAAATGATGTTGAAGTTTTTGCAGTAACGATACCCTTTAGAATACCTGTTGCTGCTGCAGTTGTACCAACACCAACAGTTGTTCCTGTTAGATGTTGAGTAACACCATATCCAACTGTTACATTGGATGCTAGTGTACCTGTTTGAAAGGTAGGTGTAATTGTTTGGTCTGCTACGTTATCAATAACAGCGACCTTTATATTCTCTGCCCAGTTACCTGGGTTCTTTGCTGCAAATAACCAAGTTGTATCGTCTGCTTGATTGTTTACGTAATCCTCGTATCCCTCTAAAAGAAGTGTTGTGCTTGCTGCTGAAACACCTGCGTTTGCGGTATTCAGATCACCACCAGCACTACGAACTACATCCAACTTACCGCCATACGATAAGAAGTTTGAAGCTGCATACCAAGTTTCATAATGAAAATCTGTAGTACCTACGCCTGGTTCACCAAAAACCTCAACTAATTCTTTTTCATTATTAATTCTGGTAATCTCGTTTACTGGTCCTTTCTTAAACGGAGCAGCAATACCACCCACAACGTTGAGCGTGAAATCCACGCCACCACGAGTAAGATCGACCTCTCTTACTGAAATACCTGGAGATGCTAATCGAAGTGCCATTCTTACTCCCTGCTGTTCCCTAGATTTTGACTGAAATTATTTAGGTTTTTTCACTGTTACGAACACTTTGTTGCCTGAAATCATTGGATAGTTCTACAAAGTTATCGCTAGGTTTGTATGATTTCATTGTCTCGTTATACCACCTACATGAATTTACAAGTTCAAAATCTATACCATGTTTGTTTGCTATATCTCTACACTCTTGTATATTGTTCTCATTATAATTGAAAATAATATAAGACCAAACCGTTTTGATTTTATACTTAGCACATCTCAACATCATCTCATATAAGAACTCACCATCTTGATTGATCCTATACTTATGACTATCTTTTGGCAACCCATCTATACCAAAAATCCATGTAACATCATGTTTCATAGAGAGCATGAATGCTTGAGTCCACCAGCTCTTTGGTTTACCTGTAGCAGCAACATGAACTCTAACTGATCTATTCTTCCTTGTACATATCTTCAGTATCTTATGAAAGTCTGGATGAAACTGTGGGTCAGAATTCTGACCACAAAAAGTAATTACCTCAAAGTAATCAGTTATTGATTCTATTTCTGATAATGGTAATGGTCTGCCTGGTATTTTACCTTTCTCATATCCATTTCTACCATCACGAAACATTGTCCTAGCACAGGCAGGGCATTGTAAACTACATACGTTTCCTAGATCAACATTTACGGTACGGAACTTTCGCATTTACAATACCTATAACAATTTTCAAATGCACCATGAGGAAGTAATTCAGGTTCGTTCTCCAGTTTACTGATGAACTCTGTCCATTCTTCAGACTCCAATATCTTATCTATTGGTTGCCCTATGAACTTATCTTGTATGAGTTGTGGTATAAATTTCTTCTTATGGTTATCATACCAACAACATGGAAGTAAGTGACCAGTAGCAGAGAAAGCTAATGATCCTTCTCCAACCAGACACTTAGGTTCAATCATTAATTATACTCCCACATGTATGAACGATCTCCATACTCATCTGCCTTCTTCCAATTCTCACCATCACTAGTAACAAGATCTAAATCATCTTCTAATCCATCCATAACAAATCCAAATGGTGCCATGTCTTGCTCAATAGCATTCTTTTGTTCTTCATAGATACGTTTCCTGACATCTTGGTCAGTCATCTCCTTGAAATAGTCTTGTGCTACCAACCATGCAAATATGACAAGACACATAGCAAGGTCATCATTACACCCTTCCTCTGCCTCAAATGATTGTTTCTTCTGTATGAATGTGGTCAACTCAGATATAATATTGTAATCCATGAATGTAAGTTTATCTTCCTCTACTAATGTCTTTAGGTTAGAGCAACCAAGTTTCTTAGTAACCTGACTCATCTTGACACCTAGTTGGGTTTTCACTCCAGAGAATCCAGAACCAACTATCTGCCCTGCTCTACCACGCATAGCAACCATGAGCAAATTCTCATACTCAAGATCATAGAACAATATAGATGCCACCTGATC